GCAGGATTTAAAAAGAAAGAAGTAAATGTCTACACAGAGTATGGAAAACTCTTTGTAGAAGGACAGAAAGAAGACAAAGAAACTCAAACTGAATATGCTCATAAGGGACTTGCTCAGAGATCCTTTAAGAGGGCATGGACATTATCAGATGACACTGAAGTCAGAGATGTTGTATTTGAAGATGGTCTTCTTACTGTCACCTTAGGTAAGATTGTTCCAGAACATCATGCTCGAAAAGAGTATCTATAAATAAAATTGGTTCGAGATGGATCAAATGGGTTCCTTGACGGAACCCATTTTTATTGCTATAATATTGAGGATAAAATAAAAAAATGTCAATTAAACTTGCTGTTCTAAAATCTGGTGAGAATGTAATTTCTGATGCCAAAGAACTTATTGTAGAAAATAAGATTTGTGGTTATCTTTTTAATAAACCACATAAGGTTGAATTTGCAAAACCAATTCTTTTACTTGAAGAAGATTCAGCACCTACTGATGGAGAATTGCAAATAACATTATCTCCTTGGATTATGTTATCAAAGGATACTCAGGTTCCAGTACCAACAGATTGGATTGTAACTATTGTTGAACCAGTTGCATCTGTAAAGGAAATGTATGAACAAAAAGTAGGAGTAGAAGAGGAAGATGATTAAATGTTTAATACTCTTGACTGGATTAAATTTAATTGCTAAAGTCGAAGAGATCCAAGCAGAGATTGGAGATCCTAATTGTCAGATATCTGATGTTTGTGTTATAAATTCTGATGGAACAATAAGTCCTTGGTTAGACTTTACTGAAGATACAGAATTGATGATAAGATCTGAAAATATATTGACACTTGTTGAACCAAATAAAAATACACTTAACTTATATTTGCAAGCTATTTCTTAAATGAGATTCTATACTAATGTCCAGATGGTTGGAGACAACTTCTTGGTTCGTGGTTATGAAAATGGAAGACATTTTGCCACCAGAGAGAA